AGCAAACAAATAGAATTAATTTTTGTGCATGATAGACCCAAAGATTGTTTTGGTTCGCAAGTTAAATGGATTAAGATAGCAGACTTTTTGGATCTAGCCCTTTAGTATCTGTCTCTGTGCTTCAAATATCTGTCCGGTATCAGTAACATCATAAAAATCAGGCACGTGTTTTTGTCCGTTGACTGTGACTGTGTTGTCCGGGTTGAAAGAAACATCTGTTACACCAAACACGTCGTTGATGCCTAAGGCTTCACTGTTTACCCTGATAAAGTCACCGGGTGCAATATTGATACCAATACTGTTCATTTGAAAATTTATTCTTGGTTGTCCTCTGGATTTTTTCAACAACAATGTTGCGTGTTTTTTGGCAGTTATCGCATCATAGATACCAGGAAAACTAAAACTACCTTCCAGTATCTTGCCGCCATCCTCGTTCAAATAATTTTGCCTAATGTCTGTGCTGTCGTCGATCGGATCCGGTGATAACACACTGTTTGGTTGAGAATTATTTGCAAGATTTGTGAAGTCGACTTTAATTTGATTGAATCTATCATTCATTGCAGTCGTTGATACACCCACACTTTCAATAATGTTATCATCTGTAACTGTGCAAGTTATTGGCAGTGCAGTGTTGGGTGGTATTCTTTCTGAGTCTGTCGGATCACCGGCATTTTCAAGTGCTATTTTAAATTTGCCATCTGCAAAGTACAAGAAAGCACCAACCGATGCTAACATTTGATTAATATTGTTGATAAAAGTTTTTGATGTGTTAATAATAAAATGTCTATCATAACCATTGTTTAATGTTCGGAATAAAGCACCATTAACACTTGCTCCTGTTGTGGCGTTTTCTCCATACATATATCTGTTACGGTCAAACACCTCTGTTGACACAGTACCATTCTCTGATCCACCGATGTGGAATATAGTTCTATCAAAATCTTTAAATTCTGGCAACCTATCCATTGCAATGGCGGCATTTACAAAACTTGTACGATCGATTTGATCCAATGTTAAGCCAAAACCATAATTTGGATTCAACAAATAATCTAAAATGTATTCTACTACACAGTTGTCTGGTCGATATCCCTGATACCCTAAACCTTCTGTTTTGTAAGCACCATCGACAAAAGTTACGTCCCAACTTGTAGGAAACTTATCAATGTTGCCGCTGTTGATACCAACTTCAACATAAAGTTCTGCATCTAATGGCACACTTGCGTAAAAATCATCCGAAGGTTTAGAACTGTCTTCATTGGTAAGTCCCAACGTTATATAACCATTGGCACTGTTAAGATTCAAAGCAGTGATATTGTATAGATCGTTTTGATTTGTTTCTCTTACCCTCACTCTAAATTTCATATCACCAGTGTCAATAGCGCCTCGCAAGTTTTCAATATCTTGTAAAACATTGTCTGGTGCAAAAAATGTGTATTCTGCTGTGCTTGTGCCTATGTCGTCCACAATGTATTGCTGGTTAATTCTTCGTGCTGTTAAATTATCTGCTGTGTAGCCAAAAAATGTAAATGCACCACTTAACGCCGTAGCCTTAAAACTAGTAGCACATGTGCTGGCCAATTGATAGTGTCCTCCACCCACGTGCTTTAACCAAATAGACCCAAATGCATTAAAATTTCCAGTTACGCTACTAACGCCGCCAAATGTAGTACCTGAAGCACTTGTATCACCAGTCAGTCCTATGGTGCCTGGATAAAAGAAAACATAATCATATGTCCAACCGAGGTTGTACAAAATATTGTGTATATTTTTAGGCTGTGTGCTTCCATCTGAAAATTTTTCTCTTTGAAACTTGTCAAACCTTTGGAATTCTATTTGTGTGTCTGTTGGCACAGTTTCCACGTGGACAGCATTTTTTTGTTGCACACCCAAACCACCCGTACCTATCTCACCATCCGAGTTTGGAGTAGTAACAGACAAATGATAAGAAATAAATCTTGTTTTTTCTTTGTCTGCATAGGCAGTGTCGAATCTTTCTTCAAATCCTGGATCTGCCGCTTTGCTAGAAATAATATTAGGTATACTTCTTCCGCTGGTTGTTACCACAACAGCAGGTACACCAGAGTATGGATTTCCATATGTGCCATTTCCATCCGAACCACCCACAGTAACGTCAGCCGCTTGTATCAAAAATCTTAATGCCACATAGTGCATGCCACTCAGTTTGCTTTGTCCAGTTGGACTCCAATCTGGGTGTTCGTTCAACAGTGATGAAACAGGTTGATCAGCACTGCCATCGAAATATTGTATTTTTAATCTGTTAGCGAATGTGCCTTTGGTTATTGAATGCTGTGTGGGTTGCACACCACCCTTACCTGAAGCAAATATGCCGCCATTAGCGTTTTGTAAATTCAATGCTGTACTTCCATCATAACCTTGCGAATAGTTTGGATTAGCAGTGTTTGTTAGGCCACCTAGGTGGACAGGTTTGCCATTAATAATCATTCTAGAAAGCAAACTACCCATTGCACCATTAATTGCACTGCCACCTATGTCTGTGTTAGCACCGTGAAAGCCTTGTGATATAACTGCCGCCATGTACAAGTATTGTTTGGATGTGTCTGCACTGTTGTCCCCAAATGTGCCAATGAACACAGGTATTGTGGCTGTTTCTAATCTGTCACCATACAACACCGGCACTGCTTTATTAGCCGCGTTGAAATCAACCACAGTAGCCGCTTTTATCTCTGCACTGGTTATGTCTGTGTTGATACTTGTATCAGGCAAGTCAAAACCACCTGTGAAAGGTGATATAACCGCTTTTATTACTGATGAACCTAAATCTAAAACTGGATCAACTATGGCTTTTACAGGTCTTTTGATCTCATTAGGAATTAGTTTTGACGCACGCCTTTTGACCCTACTCCATATACCCATTTTATTCTTCCCACCTTATGTTGCTTACATTGTTTGCACTAAAATCAAATCCTGTGTCATTAGCAAACAGTTTTTGTTGTGATGCTGTGTTTGTGAAACCATAAATTGCAGTCCTATCAAAGTTTGAAAAAGGACCACCACAAAAAACTGTTACCAGTGCATCATCTGTTGTAACTTTGTATGAGACATTGTCTATCAAACCCTTAAACGCTAAAAATTCATAACCAGCAGTAGCAAGTGTTCTTGGATCAACTCTTTTTATGATATGCACTGTGCCACCAGACACAGCATTGTTTAACAAAGTTCTTGCTATTGGTTCCGCTGTTGCAGATGAATCTGTTTCCACAGCACTAAAAGTTATTTCAACCCTGTTAGCATTTATTTGTGATGTTAAAGGTAATGCATTGTGTGACAAGTAACCTTGTCCTGCTAGGTATGTTTCATTTGTGCTACCATCAACAAGATTTGAAATTACATCAAAACTAGAATTAGTAAATCTTTTTACTATACCATTAGGCAATTCTAATCGCACAAGGTCCATTATCCTCAATTTACGTTTTTCTAACGCTTCTAAAAGTAATTTATTTTGGCCAGCAGTAAAATCGAATCTTGGCATTATACGTCCTCCACAAAATCTATGCTGAATTCAAAATATCCATTTTCATCCATGTTGATTTCAATTTGATCACTAGTGTTACTTACTGTCCAAAAGACCCCGGTGTCGTAATTAACTGTGGTTGCTGTTAGTGTTTGAAACAATGCAGGAAATATTGAAATAGTATCTACACTTGAGCCATCTAGATTAGTATCTGCTGTTAGTTGATATACTTTACTATGGTCATCGAATTTAATAAAGTCACCTTTCTTTAGTGTGCCACTTCCGCCTGCTACTGGAATTGTTGTGCTTCCTTTGGTGTAATTGTAGGCAGGTGATGTGCTAGACAATAGTTGCACAGTTACAGTGCCACTTGCCGTGCCACTAGGGTTAGAAAGCACTGGAAGTGCCATGGTAGCAGTTTCTTGACCGGTATATTTCCTTTCCATAACTTCAAATGCTTCCGACCTCAGCAATGGTGGTGACTCTAAAGTAAAACCCCAACGATGTCCTAAAAATTTTTGTTTTGCTGTTTGGGACGAGTCAATTACGCCTATTCCATAATTTATACTTCTAAAATTTAACACCTTGTATGTTATTGTTTTGCCAGTATCATCAAACGTTCCACCGGCACTAATTGAGCTCATTAAAAAACCTCCCTGACTTCTTTTTCAAACACAAACAATCCATCTTGGTTTGTGCTAAAACTGTTTGTTTCTCCAATAGCAATTACTTGCACACTCAAATCATTAAATTTAACACTTGTATTATTAGCAATAGGTTCAATGAACGGTGGAAAGATATAAACTCTATCAGTGCCTGTTGGAGCACCTCCGTATACTGCTGGATCCAAAGGCACGTTGTTGTCATTTATCATGTAAATTTTTTTGTGTGTACCAAATTGTAAAAAATCACCGTAAGTTAATAACATACCAGCACCCGATGTGTCATCGAGATTTATTTGAATATTGTCACCCATAGCCGCCACTTGGGCAATGGAAAAAGTCCCAGATGTTTGCACTGTTGCACTTACCCTTCCTTTTCCATCATGCAGTATACCTGGCTTTACGTCAATTGTTGCACCAGTTTCAGTGTCATTGAATAAAACTGCAAAGTCGTCTTGAAACTGTGTTCTAGTAAGTGGAGGTGTTTGTATCGTAAAACTCCAAAATTGATGTCCAAAATCTGCAGTGTATCTCTTGCCGCTTAACGCAACATTTTTAATTGTCTCAACGTTGCTCCGCCAATTAATTGCTCTTATCCTGTTTTCCAGTGCCATTAAGCAAGTCTCCTACCCTGCTGTCTAAATGCCTGTTGTATTGTACCAACAATTAAATTTTTCCTTGATAATAGTAATTCGTCAAAACTTGCGGCATCAACTGCATTGATGTTAAAGTTTATATTTGTTTCACCCATTCTACTGCCCATTGTTTCATTGGATACTATCGTGCCTGCTGTGTTGGGTATGAACAACTCTGGTCCTCTTTCTCCAACCAAGAACGCATTACTGCCTCCTACTGCTCCACCGCCTGCTCGTGCACCGCCAAATCCTATAGCACCACCATTAGCATATCCAACAGCACCACCATTAGCAAAACCGCCTACCAGTCTTAACAACAATCGTAATCCAATTTGTTTTTGTAATTCTCTGTTTAATTCTTTTTCAGCATTGGTTTGTTTTTGTGTTGCACTTACCATGTCAAACCCTAACATCTCTGCCAATTTGTTTAGTATTGGTGTAACAATAGCCAGTTGTATAAATCCTGCAATAAGTTGTCTTAGTGCAACTTTGGCAATAGTACCCAATGCTTCCTGTAAAGTTTGGGCACCCATTACAACATCTGTTAGTGCATCAACAGCCGTGCTGTTTACTTGATTGAATCCGTCAATAGTTAAATCTAAAAGTGTAACGTTGTGTGCAAACCTTGCCGCAATTGCCGCCGTTTCTTTTTGTGCATCTTCTGTTGCTTTTTTATATTTTTTTTGGGCTTCTGCGGCTTCTTCCACAGTTTGATTCATTTCACCCATTTTCATTTCATAAGTTTTGTTTACTTTTGTTCCTTGTGCAGTTGCATCATTTATTTTTTTCTGCACAGGCAACATAGCATTCATATCATTGAAATATGTTTTGTATGTTTCATTAAATTTACGTTGTTGTACTATGGCTTCATCTGTGTTTCCAAGGAATACATTTACTTTGCCTGCTATAAAGTCATATGCTTTACCTATTCCTATCAATAAACCAACAAATGATTTTAAAAGAACATTTAAAGTTTTTCCTATAAGTTCTCCCATCTTGCCAAGTGCTCTAGTTACTTCAGGAGTATTTTTCAAGAGTTTTGTCATTTCTCTTGCACCTTCTGTAAGTTCAGTTTTTAAACCTCCCTCACCAATTGCAACTGCTACCTCGGCAATTTGATCTTGCAAGTTACTAAATGCACCTGATAGTGTTTTTGCCCTTGCATCGATGGCTCCAGCAAATTCTACTTCTCCAATTTCTCTTAAGAAAGCAACAATTTCTTTTCCATCATTTTTAATTGTTCTGGCTGTGCCTCTGAAGTTAACAGTTAAATTTTTACCTTCTGTCTTAACCTTGATACCAAGTTGTTTAAGCATTTCAAATTCACCAGTTGTGGCGTTGAATACTGCTCTTGCTACATCATCAATTCTTTTACCCATACCTGCGGCAATGTTACCAATGTCTGTCATCATTGCTTGAGTAGGATTCAATCCAGCATTTCTAAATGTTATGAATGCGTTGGATACTTCTTCCAATTGGAACGTAGTTCCTGCTGTGAATTTTCTTATGAGATCAAATGCTTCACCGGCTTTTTGTGCATCACCTTCAATGGTTACAAGTGTTGCTCTAAGGTCTTCAAAAGTTCTAACTGTGTTTACAAGTCCACCAATAAGTCTAGCACCACCGATAATGGCAAAAGCACCCAAGGCACCTTTTACAGCCTTGCCCATTGTTAAACTGTTTCTTTCAATCTTTTTAAGACTGTTATTGACGTTACCCAACGCCTGTTGGTTTTTAACTGCTATTTCAATTAAAAGCCTTTGTCTTGCATCAGCCATTATCTACGTCTCCTTGTTGGCACTTGTGCCGGTTGTTTACCCATAGTTTTTTTACTCTGTTTGTGTTCAAACAAATAGAAACCGGCCCACAACTGTTTCTCTAATGTCGTCATCTGTAATATTTCTTCAACAGATTTTTTTAATCTGTCTGCCAGCATCATTACAAACTGTAACTCGACATTAGACTCTATTCCTTTGAAGCAGTCTCCTGATCAAGATCAATTTTTGCATTATTGATAGCACCACCAACTTTTATAATAACCGTTGGGTCCGCTTCATTCATCAATTTGATCCTGTCAGCATCGTGAAATAATCGTTTGCCGTGTTTGTCTCTGGCTTTAACAATTATACTTTCAACAAGTGCTTCAACAGTCTTTCCTTGAGTTTGTAATTCAAGGATCTTAGCCTCATCCTTAAGTGGATATGTGGTTCTGCAAAAAATGTCAGTGTCCCACTCCTCCACGTGGATTTTTTTCAAATCACCACTAATACTTGATTGGTAGTGCTTCGCTATTTTGTCTGTTATACTCATCTTATATCTCCTCTATTTTCCTATGTTTCTTAATGTTGGTCCGACGACACCGTCTGGGGCCTGCCCACTCTTGCCATGTTCAAGTGCGTGTCCGTATGGTTGTGGATTAGTAATTCTATATTTGTTCTTACCTCCACTCATACGCCAACTTCTTTTGAACAGGCCTGAACGCACTGGTGATCTACGTCTGACCCCTTTAAGCACATCCTCACTTATAATTTTTGAAATCTTTTCAACAGATTTCTCCAACGCTTTGGTGAGAGAACTTGCATTAAAGGTAACCTTTGTCATATTATAAAATATTAAAGGTCTGCTTTAGTTAAAGCGCCAGATCCTTGAAAGGATATTTCCGCCGTAACTGCCCCATCGTTCGCCGCTGTAATTTCGTGTGACGTAACGACTATTTCTCCAGATAGTTTAATACCAGTTGTTCTACCTGATGGAAACAGTTCTACTGATGCCGCCGCGGCTCCTGGTGCTGAAAACAATGCAGATTGTGCCGCATCGTCATCTCTGAAGTATACACTCATCGAACCAGTATAGTTTGTTAGTCCTGGTAGATAAGTTCTTGAAGTAGATCCCATTGCTGAAGTCTCAATCGCATCACCTGTTTGTGATACAGAAAAAGATATAATGGAAGCAACTGGTGTTACAGAACCGCCCACGTCAAAATGTGCGACTCCTTGTGTTCCTGAATAGACTGCTGTGTTTGTAGCCATTTTCTATTCCTCCTCTTTGTTGTTGTTAATGACTTCAGCGTCTGCCTTCAATATTCGCATACGCCTTTGTCTTGGTTTTGGTTGTGTTTGGATTTCTTCCTGTGGCTTCTCAGTCACAGCAGGTTTTTTAAATTTCCAGCCTGATCTCAAATGGTCTTGAACCTGTGGGTTGTCGACTATTTTTGAATTCCCTTGTTTATCATACATTTGTATTGACATTATGGATTACCTCTCTTGTAAGCATAAGTCACTGAAAGTGTTGCATTGAACTGCCCTAGTGGTTGTTGTCTTTCAACGACTTCTATGTTGTTAATTGATGATTGTACGTAGTGTGTGGCAGTGTTGTCAACAGTTATATTTCTATCTCTGCTTAACTCCAATGTTTTTTCTATGTTAGTAATTAGATTATTTCTTGCTGTGTCCAGTTCACTGCCTCTGACAAAACATCGTAGTTCTATTTCAAGTGTGCCTTGTCTTTCTGACATACTGATGTCTTCTCTTTCCTCATTGCCACTAACAACAAGTATTGCTGGAAACTGTGTGATTGCTAGTTTTTCAAAATCAAAGAATTCTCTGCTAACCAAGACTGCTCCTGGTTTAGACATATTCTTTAATTGTTCAACGATATCAATCGCTATGTTTTCTCTTGCACTCATTCAATTATCTTACAAGACGATTGAAGTGCGTGGGTTTATCTTCTCCTACTGAGATATCTCCGGAACTATCAAAATCGTACTTGACTCCTACTCTTAAAATTTTGTCAAATTCTGTTCTGTATTCTTGTCTGTAATATGCCATTTTTTCTCTGAATACATCACCTTCTGGAGAGAACGTGCTTAGACGTGGGTAGATGTAATGTCCCAACACATGGTACACTGCACATCTTGTCCATTGGCTGTCTACAAGCAAACTGTCTTCAAATGTTGTTGTAGTACCTGCAGATAGATCATAACGACCATAGTTTGCTCTAGGCCACCATTCTATTTCAATGTCTCTTTTTACGTCTGCTGTTGATAGTGTGTGGAGATCCGAATAATCCTGGATTCCATAGTTTTTGATGTCAGGCTCGTATTGTTCAAGATCTGCATCTGTTGTAAAGTTAGCCACTTAAGAGTCCTCCTGTTAAAGTGTGTGCAAGTCCTTCTTGCTAAAACTTATTTATTGCGTGTGCCTATGTGTTAAGCACTAATAAAAAAGGGCGACACTGGGCCGCCCTTTTTGTAATATGAGCGAAGGTATAAACCTCCAATCAATTATTATGATATAGTTGCGTCTACTGGTATTTGTACACCGTAAGTGTCATGTAATTCAGACACACCGTATACAGCCGTTGCAACAACTTCTGTAGCTCTTAAAGATTCATCTCTTTGAGTAGCAATTTTCATGTCAGAGCCCATAGCCATCGCAAGTGCATCTCTGCTGAACACAGAGTTTACGGCACTTGTAGCCGAGTCAGCCACAACATTTGAAGTTTCGAAAATATCGATACCTGCTATTCTTCCAACATAACCTTCAGTCATTGCCGCGTTGACAACTCCTGTGTTACCTTGCGGTACGAATGTTGAAGTCATAGTTTTCTTCATGTTGAAGATTGACGCTGGGTTGAAAACACCAAAGTATGGTCCTGGTACTCCAGCATTCTTTAATTTTGCCGCCGCCGCAAATAAGTGAGCCGCAGTCATTTCTGTCTGCGTGTCAGTTGCGTTGCCTAATGCAAAAGTTGAGAAGCCTGAGAATAAACCAGTTAAGTCTTGGTCAATTTTCTTAGCGATTGCTTCACCAAAAAGTCTACCAATGTCACTGATAACGTTCTGTTTTGAGTAGTTTAACGCCAAGTCAGTTACAGTAGTCATTACACCTACTTCGCCAAGTGTAATATCTTTTTTGGATGTTGTTACAGCAGTGTTTGCCAAGTCAACAGTTTCTGCAACTGCCGCCGCCGCTGGTGTACTGTAGATCGGCACTTGTAATACCGTTCCACCGTTGTTTTGTGGGATCGTAAAAGTCTTAACAAGATTTCTCATTACAGATCTTTCAGCCGCCACGAATTGTGCTTCCGCTACGATTGATGATATTAAATCATCAACACCACCGGATGCTAGTTTTACTTCATTAGCCATTTTGTTATCTCCTATAGTCTAACGTGTTAATGTTAACCTATGCCTTGTGTTTTTCTGTACTCAGCATAGATTGCTCTTTGTGCTGGATCTTTCATATCCAACTTAGTGATATCAACTGGTTTCACGCCGTCTGTTTGTGTATTTGATTTTGCTCCGCTACCTGATGGGCCTGCACTTATAAAGTGCAAATTATTATCTAAGAACTCTTTTACCAACATATCAACCGATAAAGGTTCTCCAGATTCAGCATAGCGTGGAGTTCCATTCTTATCCACAACTTCAACATCTCCAGTGTCGTTCAATTTAACTTGGTCTTTGACTAGCCTTACGACTTGCTCCGGATTAATAGCGCCGTATTTGCTACTGGCCTGAAGCAGTGAATCATCAACCTTGATTGAATTCAACTGTGCGTGTAATTGAGCAATCCTTTGGTCTTTCTTTTCAGCAGTTTCCTTAAGTATTTTCTCAAATTCACCTCGTTTCTTCTGTTCCTCAAGTACTACTTCTTCTTCCTTTTCTAACATAGAACGATACTTTTCAACGTCTACTCCTTGGAATTTTTTAAGCACATTGGATTCTGTCTTTTTACGTACAGCCGCCATTGCGTCATTAAACTCGTCTTGAGTAAATGTTTTAGGTGTTGATACCTCTTCTTGAGATTGGTTGTTAGTTGGACTAACTTTAGAGTCATCTGCTTTGTTCTCAATGTTCTCGGCAGTTTTGACTTCTGGATTTGCATACTGTTCCATTATCAGTTCCTCCTTTGGAGTTGTGTGTTTATTTACCTGTGTATTTACGTGTTTAATGTACGTATGAATATATTTTAGGTTTTAGGCTGACGTTTTGGATCAATAGTGTACAATGTTAAAAGTTCAAGTTTTCTTAGGTGTGCAAGGTCCTTTATTTTTTTCAATGCCTTCCTTGCCTTGAATGCACTCTGTTTGGATTGCCATTCTATTGTGCGCCTGTTAAGTTCTTTGTATTCTTTGTAAGCATTGTCTAATGCTATGCTGACTGACGTTTCAATTGCTTGTCCGTCTAGTTTTCCTTTGTATGGCATTTACTTCTTTAATATTTTCTTTGCCCAACTTAAACCTGCGTTGCCACCCCAACCTAGGTATGCTTGGGTACCTGGTGTGTTCTTGCCTGGCTGGTAGTATGTTTTTGCTCTGCTCAAATAACTGAATGTTCTTCTTACTGTGGCTAAACTTACATTTTTGCCACCAGCAAATTGATTTGCTCTGGCTAATCCCACAGGTGTCATTCCTTTACGACTGGCTGGTGCTTGATCTCTTAAACGCAAGGCACGTTTTGCATTGGCTTTCATTTGTTGTGTTGGTTTTGGCATTGTGTCTCCTATTTGTATATGAACGGATCTTTTTTTGCTAATTTTTCTAATTGTTTTCTAAATTTTTTCTTTTCAACTGGACAGTTGCAGTGTTCACATCTGCAGTCAGTACATTTTTTATTACAGTGTGATGTGTGTCCACAACTGCAACGTTTTACTCCAAACACTTTGTCAGTTAGTTTGTCTATTGCTCCAAAAAACTTTGATAAAAAATTATCCATCAGTCGTACATTACCTCGTCTTGCCAACTGGTGTTGTATTGTTTGTTGTCCCACCAACTTAATTCATTGTTGTCTAGTGTTTTAAATCCTTGATCTCTGTCAATGTATTTGTAATCTACTTTTTCCAAATCAAACTGTGCCAACCACATAAAAACTTTTTTAATTGCAAAGTCCTTGCAACTGTAAACATCCAATTGTATTACACCATCTTTCCAACTGTGAAATGTTATTGAACTTGTATCAATGATAGCAACTGAACTGTATCCTTCGTTGCCTTCAACATCTGACCATTTGGTGTGTGGTCCACTTAATATGTTCATGTCGATGTCTTTGATTAATTGTTTCATGCTGTTGTCAACAAGTTCTCTGTCTTTGAACAGTGGTGGTGAGTTTACTTCAGCCCTTACTAACAGATGTTTGTGTACTAGTCTTGGATTCATTTTGTTTTCCTTTTCTAGCTTTATTTAATGTCTCGAGATCTTGTTGGATCAATATTGGAGTTGGTGCTGAATGACCTTTGTACTGTGGATGTGAAAACAACCACTCCTCGTGTGGTCTGTCCTCATTCAATCTGTAGTGTATGTTGCACAACACACGTCCACTTGCGTTTGGATGTAGCCACATACGTGCCACATAGTTTCCTAGTGGTGTAATCTTTGTTTCACCACGCCAACGTTGCACGTCAATCTTCTGTTTGGCCCAGTATGCCTTGCTCCAAGGACAGACTCCTGTAATTGAAGCAAAGTATTCTGCCCAGTTAACCTCTTTTTTTCTTACCGCCACGTTTGCCGCCTCTTTTTGACGCCATAGGCTTCTTCTTTGCTCTAGCCATTATGCTCTCCTTTGTGTTTGCCCACCATCCGCCCAAGCCTTTAAAAAAGGCCTTCGCCTTAGAAGCACAACTTCTTTTCATTCGTCGTGACATCCTATCAAGCATTTGCTCAATTGTATAAATCCTTACTTTAAGACTTTTATAATTCTTCTGGTGGTATTTGTGTTTCTGTTTGTTCATTGTTACTATTCAATAGTTCTTCTTTAGCCTTTGTTATGTCAGCTTGACTAATCTCAGGATGAATTTGCAACATTTGTTGATCTGTGTAACCTTCCATGATCATTTCTTGGATGTGTTTAGATCTAGATGCCGGCGATGTAACAGGATGTAACATTTCATACAACTCTTCTTCATCGTGGGCTAACAGTTCTTTTATTTTTTTGTTTACTATGTTTTTTGTGTTTGTGTCATCAGTTTTTGACATGTTTGCTGATATTTCTGAAACTTTCTTAAGGATGTCCATATCCAAGTTTTTGTCTCTGATATGGAAAGCCATTGGATATCTTACTTCGCCATCAAATGTTTCACCAATCCATTGTGCAAACAATCTCCAAATTTGTTCTTCTCCTAGTTGTAAGTTTTTTGCCTTCTCACAGAGCTTAGAATCTAATAATAAAAACTCAGATTGCATCGCAATTCCCGAGAGCTGTCGTGTTTCTATTGCTCTAATAGCCCCCAAGTGAGCCATTCTATCAATTGCTTTTATTTTGTCATCAATACTTTTTAAGATACCGTCTATGCTTTGTCCACCTGGTTGTAACAGGTATGGTTTTAATCCTGCGTCTGTTTCATTTGGCATTTTAATAATTGCACCAGCACCTGCTGTTGTGTCAACTTCTGGTGTAACAACTAGGCTTGGGTGATTTGTTAATCTAATCAATTGTTCACATTCTGACCATTCATTTGAAATAGCCATTGCCATGTCTGCTATGTCACCAACATCACTTACACCAATACCTCTTACTGGTCCTCTGTTGGCATACACAAACACTGCTGGTATCTTGCCAAGTTCATTTGGCATTTGATCTATAATTTCTGTTTCTAAATGTTGTTTTGTGTTTACTTTGGACAATATGATCATGTCGTTTGTAAACTCTCTTACATAATAATTTGTGGGTCTGCCATATGCTTGTTGTTCTACTTCTAACAGTTTAAGATATGTTAATTCATATGTGCCTGTTGCTGTTCTTTTGTATTCCCAGTCAAGTATGTTTTCTGGTGTGTACAAGTTTGCATACGGGCGAATTAACTGATTCAACTCTTCTGCTCTTGTGTTTGCATTTGATTTTGGTTTATCTAATAATACTAACACGTGTCCATACACTGTGCTCCAAGTGTTAACATCTCTCATGAATGAATCCCAACTTCTTCCTTCGAAGTCAGCATCTTGTAGGAACATATCCAGTTCTGGTCTATTTTTTATAGAACCATAATCTCTTTTTGGTTCATTTCTGTACAAGAATGAATTGTAAATGTGTGTGATACTTTTTACATGGTTGTCATATGGTGTGCTGGATATACGTTTGTTGTATTCTCCACCTGACTCATACACATACTTTGTAAGGTATTCACCCATCTTCCATTCATACCCACCCAAATAACTTTTGGATAAAAATTGCCATCTTGGATAGTGTGATCTATATTCTTCGTGAACACCTAAACTTTCATAGTTGTTGCCTAATGCTTGTTCATTGTTCACTGTAAATTCTGATGGGTCCGCCATTTGTTATATCCTCACTGTCCAATTGGTTTGTGTTTGATTGTGTGTGTATTGTCTTGTAATTGGGAACAAGTAACTGATACCATAACCAAGTGCGTCATTCATGTGATCCCAACCATTGTCTTTGTCAGGTTGTGATGTGCCTGGTTTGTAAATTTGTCTCTCCAAACAACTGATTAATTTTTTACATTTTG